CGGAGTTCCATACCACCCCGGAGGGTTAACTGAAGCGCTCCCGCTCCTCGGAGTTGGACGTTTGTCCGGTGTGGTTGGGATTCTGTACCATTCCCAGTGGTATGTAGCGACCTCTTGGTCTGCACTTGGGCTATATGCGCAAGGGTTGAAGCAAGGAGGTCTGGAAATGAAATCGGAAGGCGAAGGAGTGTACAGAAACGGGTAGTGCCGTCTGACCGGTGGTTAGGACGCTGTGACTGCGTATGCAGAGATGTATGCGTGGAAGCGGTCCAATAATAGACGGGCGAGAGTCCGTTTGGGGTGTTAGCGCCTTGGGAAGCCTCCCTTTAATGGGAAGGGTTTCAGCTATGCTGGCCCGGTGACCTTGACATGGTGGCGACTATCCCCGACCACGTACTTCGGTGGAAGAAAGTAAAGACTGGACCGTCCATGGGAAACTTGCCCCTTGGTTAGTCATATGGATGACCGGTGTGGCCGTAGTATGCCTTGGCGGACTACAGTCTCGTCAGGGATTCGAGGGCCTACTTTAAACCCACGAAACCGAGCGTTGGGCGATAACGCTGTGACCGGTATAGTCACGAATTGAAGCGCTTTCAACTCCAACATGAAGACGAGACGTAGGCCCAAGTATACTCCGACCTGCGAAGCCTTCTTTCTGGCGCCTCTGTGCCTTGTTGAGAGTTGTTCTCTCGGAACCCATGCATTCCGTCGTTGCATGGGCCCTATCACAGAGACGGACAGTCTTGCCGTGTCTTCCGGCTCGACTGTTTTAATTAGAAGACTCCGCGACGACGGCGAGGGCCATACGGCTAACGGTCGGGGTGGGCGGAATGAGGTCCGCCCCGAAACTGCGGCGACGAGTTGTCGTTCGTCTGCGGTGGATGGGTGTACCCGAGCGGTTCGCAACCGGAGGATTGCGAGACTCTGTCTTCGTTTACTGAGGATGGAGTTCAAAGGGCTTAAGACCACAATTAAGCTCCCTCCCCGGATTCTATGCGGTCAGATTCGATCCGCAATCCGGTCAGTCGTTGATGACAGTACCCCTGTTGTTGACCTTTCAATTAAAACCTCCCAGAAGTTGGAGGGCCCTCCGTGCAAGGCCTGCGCGGAAGTTAACATAGGGAAATTGGAAGCATGGAAAGAATCCAGGTTCCATCCAGTTTGTGAGGCCACTCAAGGCGAACTGGCGCGCTTTAAGAGGGCGGCTGCTACATTTGTTCCTGTAGCATGGAATCGTGGCGAAAGCCCGTTTATTCCGAACGGGTCCGCGACGCTGTTCCATTCTCGAAATGAGGGTGGTAACTGGATTGAGGAGAGTTTTGCGGATTGGTGTCGGGTTGAGTTGGTGCAATCCTCTGGTAAACCGAGGATTGTCACTTTGTACTCTGAGGCCCACACCCGTCTTCTTTCTCGACTCCATCGCAGTCTTTATGCGTCGCTAGCGAGGGAAGGATGGCTCCTTTGTGGTCCG